CAGGAAGGTAAAGGTTCCCCTCCGATACTGGCACGACCAACTGAGCGGACAAGTGTACGCATCCTGGTTCCTTTCTATCTTGAAAGAAGAGTCGCAACCAAAATGAAACTGGTGTAATTCGACTGCGACCCTTCTTCATTATTCAGTTATTAGTTTACTGGTTTGCATTGGTCAGGTGTACCTTGTGGTGAAGGACACGCCCAGAATGCATAAGGCTTTCCACTTGCTTTGCTTATTCCCTCACGCCAGATACGTGGACCATGCTTACATACTGGTGCTGCTGTACCTGATGCTGTACTGACTGGGGTTGGAGCGGAGTAATTCGAGTGCGTTGTGCTTGTAGTGGAACTCGATGTCGATAAAGGGGTTAGAGTGTAAGCACCTACAACTTTCTGTTGCGTTGCTGCAATCTGTGTTGAGTAATCTCCAATGCCTTCAAGCAGAACAGATAGTTCTTCTGCTGTGTTAGCACGGATATTAATCATATCCCCACTAGGTGTCTTGTAGGAAACTTGTAGTTTCCAGTCTTCATTAGCCATGTTTCCTCATTTCTTAGATGAGAACTGGCAATACTCTGTCAGTCCACATCTGTTGCAGTTGTTTGTATTTGGTATAAAAATTCCAGCCTTGCGTGCCTTATCAAAGTTACTTACAAGATACTCTAACTTCTCATCTGTGTATCCAGTTAAGTCTATGAGTGGAGTAGTTCCCTCTTGTCTTGCCATCCAGTAGGCTCCGTACTTAACATCTACCCCTAGAACCTGTTTAAGTCCTAGGCGGTAGAAGCCAAGTTGTAGCGTGCTGAAAGGGGTTTGCTGTGAAGTCTTGAGGTCAACCACGACTAATTCACCATCAACTTCAAAGACTCTGTCGATAACCATTTTAACAGGTATATCAGCAAAGGTAGGTGTCAAACCCAATTCAACGGCAGGTGCGCCTTCTGGTGTGTGCCAGATTTTCCAGTTGTGATTAGCAATACGCCAATCAATGTATGCTTGAACCCATTCAGGTCCAGTCTTTTGCCAGAAATCTACGTTCTCTTTATTAGGGAATGCTTTAGTGGCACGACCACCAACCCTAGCAAAGGTTAAATCTTTACCATCTGATTCTTTAGCCCATGCTTTGTCCCAATAGTTTTGTGCTAGTAACATTATAGGTTCTCCAAATCCCAAGCCTCAGTTGCTGAGTGAAAGGCGGAGCCACCCACAGACCACACCGAAGGTTCTTCGGGTAGTTGAAGTAATCGACCTAGGTAATACTGATAACCACAGTCAATGAATGTTGTAAATGCTGAGTATGATATATGCTCAGGTAATGTATATCCTTGTAGTTCTATTGCCATAGTTGTATTATATATTATTTATATATATTTGTCAACTATAAAATATACTTGACATCTATCTTTGTCAGGTGTATAATTAAATATATAAGATAATATATATAAGACCCCTCTGGGGTCTATTATAATATATATATAATATATACAATAGGATATAATGAGTAAACTATCTGACTTTGATTTGGACTTATCCGTAGGTCAGGCTGGTGAAAAACTAGTCGAAGGGTTACTCACTGGTAACAAAACAATAGAAGTCAAGACTGATTTAAAGTGGAAGAACACAAACAACATCTATATAGAAACCGAGTGTTGGTCTCACAATAACAAGTCTTGGTATGCCTCAGGCTTATCTGCTACAAAGGCTGAGTACTGGGCGTTTGTACTGGAGGGTGTGGTACTTATTGTACCTACCTCTGTGCTTCGCCGAGCAGTCGAGTTGTACGGGGAAGAGATAACCTGTGACATAGAACCAAACCCAAGCAAAGGATATCTTGTACAACCAGGATATGTGCTCTGGGTCACAAAAGAGTTGGCTAAGTAATAAGGGGAAGGTTACTTAGAAAACACAAAAGACCCCCCTTCCAAAGGTGATTACCTAAGGTCGGGGGGTTTCGCGTCTCTAAAGGCCGTTTAAAGCCTTTTAAAGGGTATTACTTGGAGCCTACTCCAAAATCTTCTTCAGCCTTATCCGCCCATTTAGCCAATGGACCGAACACAGCGCCGATTGCAATGGCGTACTGTGGTGCTAGGTCGGCTGCTAATGCCAATCCTAAAGTGATTGCTGAAGCAAGGACTGCTCGCAGGTAAGACTTAAATGCTGCCTTTTGCTTTGCTGATAACTTGAACTTCTTCATTTGCTCTCTTTCTTTTTTGGGAGTGGCTTTAGTTTTAAGGCCATAGCCCTGGCCTGGTCTACCGTATTATATACGGGCCTATCCATCCAAGAGAACCAAGGAGAAGTATCCTTAGAATGTTTCTCTTCAATGGAAATGTGTATGTGTTTTGTGTGTGGGTTGGAACCAGTATAGTTCCTACTGCCCTCACCGTTTCTTTCTCTAGACCAAATCTTCTTATTAAATATTAAATACTTTACACGCTTATCTGTTTTCAGATATTCAAATATCTCAGCACAATCAATCCCATTCTTTGGGTCATGTGTTAAGTCTACTGCTAGACCAGTGTTGTGGTCTGAATCAGGACTGGCTTTGATATGAGCAGCAGATGGTAGCAGACCATCGCTGGCTCTCTTGCGCTTCGGTCTTAATGCCGTCGCTTGGCGCAGCACAGCAATTGCAGCAGGTGTGGCTTTCTTGACAACAGGTTTCATTGGTTACTTCTTTCTTATCCATACTTGCCATCCCTTACGTAGGATTTCGATTTCATCTTTATGTTTATTTAACCAAGCATCTATTGCTGGCTTAGGATTCTTATCTGTACCATCTGGATGGTCCCATTCATAATCATCAAATGCCATGATACCACCAGGCTTCAACAAGTCCCAGGATAAATCAGCATCTAATGTTACTGACTCAGGTAGATGGTCTCCATCAATGTAGATAAAATCATATTTAAGTTCTCTGTGGTTCTTTAACCAGTCACCACTAAATGCTTTATGTGCTTGAACTTTTTTACCATAGGGGGTAGTCTGTTCTTTATAGGCTTCCTGTATGTCATCCCAATTATAGATTGATTCATGCTGTAGGTTACCACACCAAGGGTCTATGTCTACAAGCAATGATGATGGGTCTGTAAGAATATTCTTTAACAACCAAGCAGATGCGTTGCCAGTAAAGACACCTATCTGTAGGAACTTAAGATTCTTCTTACCCTTAAATTCTGCTAGTCCGTTTTCAAAGTCGTTAACTGTAGCATTGTCATAGAACCATTTAGGAAATTTGTCCGCTTTTGTCCCCATTGTCCCTATCTTCCTATTAGTTGTTTAACTAGGTCGGTTAGTAATTCAACCTTCTCGTCCAATTGATTGACCTTGTCTTTTAAACTTGACCCTCCATTGGGTTTAAGTTCAGCAAGATAATGTTTAACCATCCATCTAATAGATGTTGCTAATGCTCCTATTAAAGTAGTTATGGCTACGGCTAGTCCAGCCCAATCAGTTGGTGTCATCATGATTCCCTATACGGTTCTAATGGTTACTTCGAGGATACCACCGAAGCCACTGAAGCCTCTGTCTGGTGGAGTTCCACGAGTAAACGATATCTGTTCAATTACAATCTGGCGAGATTCACCAGTTGTGAAGTCTTGTAGTGTAACTACGTCTCCACTCTTTTCTATATTCTCAAGTGCTTGAATTCTAGCAAATGCTCTTCCTTCGTATCCGACTTGAACGTTGTATCTATCTGTTTCGACATCAAAGCAGTACAGTGGGAACTGCATGATTTGTTGACGAGGCGTAGCGATAGTAGCCTTTGCTTGGTATCCTTTAAATGTCGGACCCAAAGATGTAGTTGTAGCATCTCTACCGAAGATAAACTTATATGCTACATACTCTTGTGCTGTTTCAGGTTGTGATGTAGTAACCTCAACTGCTGGCACTGTAGAACTGTATGTAATAATATCATACTCAGTTCCATTTCTATCTATGACATCCATAACAAGAGTGCCATAATTAAAATCTCCACGTCCGAGAAGACGCTTAAAGTTCTTAGGTTCTAGTGTATTGTATCTAATAAATCCTGTAGTAAGGTATCCAGTAGCACGAAGGGTAGAACCTGATTCTATATTGATAGAGCCTACCTTATTAACCAATGCGGTACTAGATGAAACAGCAGTAGAAGAAACATTGCTTGCTGTCTTTGCGTAACTAAATGTAGTTGACGAACCTACTGCAGTGACTGTAAACTTACCATTGAATGTTGCATCGACGCCTTCTACCCATACCTCGTCATTGACTGCAAGCCCATGAGCAGATGACGTTGTCAGTGTAGCAACGTTACTTGTTAATGCTTTATTGGTAATAGTGCCAGCATTGATAGCAGTTGTACAGAATACAAGTCTATTTAAATCGCCAGCAAAGGCGCATGATGTAGTCTTGTATCCAGTTATATCGTCAACATATAAATCATTTGCATAAGCAAATCGTAATGTTTCGATTTCATTTCCTAGGTCAATACGAATAACACCAGGATTTCCAGCAACGCTAGTAGCGCACCAGACGAATTTGTCTCGTGCGGCAAAGTCATAACACGGCTGAGAAGTCTCTACTATTAGTGGACCATAATTAATGGAGCCGTCGGTATCTGAGACAACTGCCGCACGGATTCCCTTATTTGTCCCAATCATCATATATCCAAGATAGTAATATATCTTGTGGATGATTTCTCCTACAGGCATCTCTGCTGAAACTACAGCAGATGTAAGTGTAGGCATCGTGCCAGATGTACTTAATGTAAACTTATAAATAAATGATTGTATACCACTGTATCCAGCAACATAGATAGAAGAACCAGACGCAGAGACTGAAGTGAATACTACATCAGTATCAGCGTGAGTATATAAAGCAGTAGGTAAAGCAGATGCTGTTGGAGCAAACTCATAAATCTTATTATTGATAGCCATAACAATTCTATCTTTAACATATTCCATTGTGCCTTTAGATACAACAATAGAACTATCTTTAAATAATTGTGTGGCCGATGTAGATGAATCTCCAGTTAGCGCTTTCTTATATACAGCAGTTTTATCTACACCTGAATCAAGAATGCGTGTAACCCAATAAGCATTAATACCATCATCGCAAATAGCATACACTGGATAGTCTGTTCCTGCAGCAGAATCTATAAAGTGAGTAGTAGTTCCATCTACAGCAATCTTATCAACATCATATTCGTCCCATAGTAAAACGCCATTTGTTCCACCCCATTGAATAGAGCGTAATTGTTGAAATGGTTTACCACTGCTTTGTATTGGACCAGTAGTGTAGTGAGCAGTAGATGTAGACTTGAGCATGGTAACTTGTCCCTTAGTCCATACATCAACACCCTTGCTATCAGTAAATCTGTGTGCTACGGTTTCACCAGCAGATGGGTCATAGAACTTAATGCCTGCCCCACCATGAAAAGAAGATTGAGAACGAATCCACCAACCAGTAAGTGATTGCTCACCTGGTTCTGTTCCATTATCAAATTGGTCTTTACGAAATGGTGCAGTCTGTCGACGATAAGGTCTTGCATCTGAGATGGCATAAAAAAATGGCAAGCCACCAATAGCAATATCATATGCTTCTGCCGTATTCTGCCAAGTAGCAGAAGACGATACAATACCTAAGTCAACCGCAATCGCTCTACTAGAACGACCTTCGGTAATATCACGACCAGCCACAGTGCTCCTTAATTAGAAATTTATTTATATTATTACTTAAGCAGAAGGACCAGTTATTTCAATCCATTCTTGATTAGGTTCAAACCAAACATAACGTTTTGGATTCTCAGGGTCAACTATTGGATATGGTACTGGTGACTCCCATTGGCAAGTGTTTTCATTTAAAGTCCAAGATGCCCAAGGTTGTGGTGCATAAAACGCATCACGGCCTTCGTCATATATATATCCAACGCCTGCATAATTTTTGCGGATTGTTCCGTTGTAGGAAGTTTGCTTCCATAATGTATGACCGTGAAGGTCAGTTAAAAAATCAATACCTGCTTGCTCTGACTCAACACCATCTATGGTGATGACATCATTGTTCACTACGTGAACTGCAAGTACATTATTGTTTTCATCTAGTTTTGCAAAGTGTGCCATTATTTCTCCTTAGTATGTGATTGAACCATCGCCTGTAAATTGATAAATGTGGTATGAGTCTGATGTTGTGTAAGTTGGTGAACCTGTTGTAGAGGCTGCTGCTTTTACTGACCTAAGTATTACTACACCTGAACCACCTGCGCCACCTGAGAGAAGCGTTTCAAATCCCCCAGCACCTCCGCCTCCACTACCTCTATTAGCCGTACCAGAACCTGCCTGTTGAGTTGATGGATTTCCACCAGAGCCACCAGCGGCACCATTACCACCGCCTCCTGAGCCACCAGTTCCAGCAGTAGAATTGGCACCACCCCCGCCACCACCTGCATAGGTTACAGCACTTCCTGTAATCGAATTAGAAGTTCCCGCTCCACCATTGCCACCAGCACTTGTTGTTGCGTTAGAACCTGCGGCAGATGAACCGCCGCCACCTCCGCCATTAGCGCCGTTATTTCCGTTACCACCAGCATAACCTTCTACGGGAGAGTATGAACCTGAGTTACCAGCAGCACCAGTACCACCACCACCCGAATCGGTTCCACCGCCACCACCACCTGAGCCACCAGATATTCCGTTTAGTTTTGCATCGGGTGCATTTGGCGGAACACCCTGTCCACCTCCGCCACCACCAGTTGAAGTTACGGTAGTAATACCAGTACCACTTATAGATGAATTAACACCACTAGAACCTTTTGTTTGAGTAGGTGAAGTTCCACCAGCACCACCACCGCCAACTACTATTGTATAAACAATACCTGCAGATAGTGTTAATGTAGTGGTTCTATAACCTCCAGCACCACCACCACCGCCTGTGTTTTTACCTCCACCTCCACCACCACCTGCTATAACAAGAACATCTGCTGATGCGGTTTGGTCCCAAAATTTAGATGACTTAGAACCTGTTTTAATACTTGATGTAGAAAATTTACGAATAGCCATTAGTAGGTTATGCTCCCATCTCCAGTAAATTTATAGATATGATATGAACCTGATGTTGTATAAGTAGGAGAACCTGTTGTAGAAGATGCTGCTTGTGTTGCACGAAGTATTACAACTCCGCTACCACCACTAGCAGCAGTACCTGCTCTACCCATACCACCACCACCGCCTCCAGTATTAGCAGTTCCATTAGTTGCTGATGATTCTCCACCAGCGCCGCCACCACCTGAACCACCCGAACCTGCGGTTCCAAAAACATAAACACCACCTCCGCCACCGCCTGCGTAAGTGACTGATGAACCCGTAATGCTTACTGATACACCCGCTCCACCATTACCTCCAATATCAGAAGAGGCCGTAGCAGTTGCATTAGCACCTACCGCTCCAGCACCACCACCTCCTCCAGCGCCTTCACGATATGTAGGATAAGTGTTTCCATTACCTCCAGCATAACCTTGACCAGAAGTTCCTGTTCCACCAGTACGGCCACTTTGATTTAATCCAACACCACCACCACCACCTGAACCACCATTTTGACCAGCATAATTTCCTGAACCACCTCCACCACCGCCTGTGGAAGTTACAGTTGTAATTCCAGTTCCTGAAATAGATGAGTTGCCACCTTGTGACCCATAATCTCCTGAGTCGCTGTCACCATTACCACCATTACCAACTGTGATAGTGTAGGAAGTTCCAATTTTTAAGGATAAAGCAGTTTCTAAAGAACCACCGCCACCTGTTGCAGTTACGGTGGAACGAAGCCCACCAGCACCGCCACCGCCGCCTGGAGTTGTTGAGCCAGCAGTTGAGTTTCCGTTTCCGCCTCCACCACCGCCAGCAACTACAAGAAAATCAACAGGCAGAGTAAGCGTAGTTGTTTGGTCCCAAAATCTAGTATATTTTGGTAACGCTTGAGTAAACCTAGAGTTACTAAATCTTGAAACAGCCATTGGTTATGTCCTATCTAAAAGTTATTAAGCAGTAATTTCAGAGCCGAAAGCAGTAAATGTTAAGTCGGCGCTTGATGCGTAGGAACTGATTGAGTTTCCTGCAGCAAGAGTTACACCTAGTGTTAGCGCAGTTGAATCATTAGCAGCAATTGCTACATCATAAGCAATGTAATGCTCATTAGCAAGTGTTGTTCCTGATGTTGGCTTTACAGCAAGACGATATGTCTTCGCTGATGCAGCACGGTTTGCGATTACAATAGTTGATACAACTGCTTCTGTAGAAGAAGGTACTGTGTACAGCGCTTCCTCAGTAGTAGCAGCAGCAGCCTTGCGACCTAGTACTTTATATGCGTTTGCCATTGTTTCTCCTTATTACATTCCACCCAGCAGAAATGCTGTTGGTGTTGGGTCGGTGGTTATTGTTGCCCAGGAAGCAGATGTGCCATTAGTGGTCAAATACTTTCCTGAATTTCCTGTTTGAGAAGGCAGTGCATCTACTGATGCCCATGATGCTGCACTTCCATTGGTTGTTAGATACTTACCAGAGTTGCTGGTTTGAGATGGGATTACATATACAGATGTAGTGTCAAGGGCTACTGATACAGTACCACTTGTTCCTCCACCTGTTAATCCTGTTGAGGCTGTTACGCCAGAGATATCGCCTGCTTGGTTATCGGCATTGGTTCTTGCTTTTGTCATTATGCTCCCATCAACATAAGTGGATTAAATCCTGCTTCAGGTGCAGCAGCCCACTTGACACCTGCTGACTGTGCGCTATCTGCTGTTAAGATATATCCATTGGTTCCAACTGCTAACCTTCCAATTGTATCACTTGCTGTTCCAACTAGTAAGTCACCCTTTGCATCGATAACTGTTACTGTCAGGGCATTGGATACATTGAATGGTGTATATGAAAATACTTCTACAACATCGCTAGCAGCAAGGGCTGGAGATAGTCCAGTAACTGTTGTGCCAGTGCTTGCAGTATAGTCATCACCGCGAACAAGTCTTACACCGTTAAGGAATACTTCTTCCCATCCTGCTGTATAAGATAATGATATTGAGTTATCATCTGTTCCAGATAATGTTGTTTCTCCGCCAGACATTGTTTTCTTCCAACGGCTGACTGTAATAGTAGATGTTAGTTCTTGCCATGCTGAACCATTCCAAGCATAGAACTTGGTTGCTGCTGTATCAAAGTAGATAGCACCAGTAAGTAAAGCGTTGCCATCATTATCGGTTGATGGAGCAGTTGCCTTGGCACCTAGATATCTATCATCAAATGAATCATATGATGCTGCGGCAGCAGAGGCACTAGCAGCAGCGGCGGCTGCATCGGCAGCAACAGATGTAATAATTGTATCTGCATATGCTTTTGTAACCGCATCTGTGTTAGCGGTTGGTGTACCTAGTCCTGTAATCTTGTTGGTTCCCATAGCAATAGCACCAGTCATAGTGCCACCTGCTAGTGGAAGCATTGTATCTGCGTATGCCTTAGTTGCTGCATCTGTGTTAGATGTAGGTGTTCCAAGACCAGTAACCTTATTTGTACCCATTGCCAGGTTGCCAGTCATTGTAGAGCCAGCCTTAAGAACTACTGTATCTGAGAAGTTTGCTGTATCAGCAAGTGCTGCAGCAATTTCATTAAGAGTATCTAATGTAGAAGGTGCTCCATCAATAAGGTTATTGATTTGAGTATCTACATAAAGTTTAGTAGAAGCATCAGCATTAGATGTAGGTGTAGCAAGGTTAGTAATCTTCTGACTATTTAATGATACTGAACCAGTAGGCGCAGCCATTTGGTCTAGTCTAGATGTTCTTACTTGTGTATCAAAGTCTGAGATAGTTGATGCTGTTTGGCTACCAGTATGGTTAGCACGAGCCAATGGGTCAGTTGCCAACTTGCTTAACGCAATTGCTGCTGAAGCATTGATATCAGCATTAACAATTGTACCGTCAGCAATCATAGTAGATGTGACTGTACCTGAATCCGCTGCTGTAATTGCAGTTCCAGAAATCTTAGTCTTATCAATAGCGGCAGAAGAATTAATGTCAGCATTGACGATAGTTCCGTCTGCAATCATTGTAGAGGTAACAGTTCCAGTATCTCCTTGAGTTACGGCTGTACCTGAAATCTTTGTAGAAGCAATTGCAGCAGAAGCATTAATGTCTGCGTTTACAATGGTTCCATCGGCTATCATTGTGCTTGTTACTGTACCAGTATCGGCTGCAGTGATGGCAGTTCCTGTTACTTTGGCTGGGGCAATAGAGCCAGCAAGCATTGTATTAGTTACTGTGCCAGTATCACCAGCGGTAATAGCAGTTCCTGAAATTTTGGTCTTGTCTATTGCAGCACTAGAGTTAATGTCAGCATTAACAATTGTGCCATTAAGAATCATTGTACTGGTCACTACCCCAGTATCGGTTGTCTTAACAACGTCAGCAAGAGTAATGCCGTGTGCTGTTGTAGTATTTTCAATATGGTCATTAGCCTCTTGAAGGTCACGACCAATAATCATATGTCGTACTGCTGCACCAGCGGAGTGGGCTACAGCCGTTGAGCCGTCTCTTCCGCGAGTAATAGTAAGTGTGTTGCCAGAAGAGTAGTTACTTATATCTACAATTTCTTCATTGGCTGTATCTGGGTCGATAACAACTGTGTATGTTTCAGTTGATGCAGGTGTTTTTCCACCCATTAGTTGTGAACCAGAGATTACAGTCATCGTTGAATCTGATGATGTAATTGCTGATGCTAGTGTCGTTTGTTGAGAACGAGAGGAGTATTTGCGTATTGTCATTTAGTTCCCTATCGGCTGTAGTGGACGCGGATTGGATATTGATTTTGTTGGCGTGACGTTTCTTCTTTCAAGCGTTGTGTATACAAAGCATACAATTGCTTGGTCGCAGTATTCGACGCACCAAATGGACGCTTGCTATCTGTCTCATCTGCCTGTGGGCTGATTTGTGCAGCACGTGCAGGGTCTAGATATGTTAGCAAACGATATGCGGCCCCAAGGACTATGACATCCTTACATGATTCTGGCAAGCCAGTCTGTGTAGCAAAGTCTTGCGAGTCAGTAGTAAATGGTTCTGCATCAGTAGCATATACCACTTTAACTGTTCTTCCAGGTGTAATATAATCACCAATAGTAATTGTTTGAGCATTAGTGTCAAATGCTGTAGCATCAGCCTTGGAGTCCCAAGACCATCTGCGAACTGGAATCCACTCTTCAGATGGACCTACAGACTGCCACATTATACTTAATACATTTGAGATTGTATATCCATCATAAATATCGTATGTAGTTACTGGTGCTTCATAAGTAAATGTTGTACTTTTAACAGCAAACATAGATGAGCCAGTAGAACGAATTGTATCGTTGATTGCTTTCTTAACTGAGTTGCGAGGAAATACTGGAGAGATAGTAACCTTAGAATCAGCGGCATGTGTAGAAGCGGTTGTTCCTAGATATCCTCTACCATAAGGAGATACCGTAGCGGTATTTGCAACACGGTCAAATGTATCAATCCACATTAACTCTTCGCCAATTTCTACAATACCTTTACCAACTGATTCAGTAGAGCCAAGGCTTAGAATTGTAGGTGAGGTAGATGAAGATGTGGTAGTAGTTACCGCAGTCTTAAGATAGGTTGTTCTCTCCTGTTGGTATGTATAACCAGCAAGGTTAATTAATACTTCATCAATAAGATTAGATAGAGTAGTTGTCATTAGGCGTCGATGCTCCTTAGTGCTGCTGGTGCAGCCAATCCAGTTGTTCCAGCAAGTTCATTACAGATTCCATCTATATCTTTAAACTTGTCCCTTGTTCTTGCAGCATCTGCTTTAATGTTCAAAGCACCTACTGTTGCATATCCAGTTGTCCCAGCCCAGGCATTAGCGGCACCTTGTTCATCCAAACCAGTTGTTCCAGCAAGACGATTAAGTTCTGCTGTTAAACTACTACCTGCTTTACCAAGTGCCATTGCTTATCCTATCTAGGTGTAATGATTTTTTTCTTAGGTGTAATTAACTTTGATTCTTCTTTAGGCTTACCAAAGAATGCTTTATAGTAATGCTCATCAAATGAGAATCGTTTCATATGAGGAGCAGTTGCTCCTGTGTGACAATAGAGCGGAACCTCTGCCTTATCACATAAAGCAAAGAAGAAGATATCTTCACCAATGAACTTACTTCCTCTACCCATTTCCATAAAGATTTGACCATCAGGTGCTACTTCACGTACTTTAGGTACTATGCTTCTATGCATTAAGATGAATCCCATACCTGCTGCATCAACCTTAATCAGTTGATTTTCAGGTAGTGGGTGTACTCTGGATAATCCAAAGCCACCTTCTCCATCATTAACAAAACTAAATACTGTAGGCATTGGAACCATAAGTGGTTCTTCAGGATTATCTGTAGTAAAATATACTCCAGTAATCAATGGACGCTTCTCAGCATCTCTACTATCCCACAATAGTTTAAACTTATCTGGACTAATTACTACATCTGAGTCTACCCATAGTAGCCATTCATAATCAGTCTTATCATACCAGTAATCAATTACTGTCTGTCGCTGTCTAGCAATCTGGTTACCTTGACTGCGTAATGTAGAACCAAATTCTATACCAGACTTTAGCATTACATCTGCTACGCCTTGCATAAACTTGCCATCTACCATTCCATTGTCGCACCATACTAGTGCAATAGAATCTTTTTTGCTCATAGTCCCCTGTGTCCCTATCTGTACTTTGCTGCTTTTTTTGCTATTGATTTAGGTTGTTTAACAAACTGTTTACCTTTAGCATTACCTGCAGCCTTTGCTTTATTAGTAGCGGCTTTCTCAGCAGGGCTTAGTGCTGCCCATGCTTTCTCAGGTAAATATCTTTTCTTACCCTTAGATGGCTTACCATCAGAGGTTGTCCACTTTTGCTTTGTCCAGTCCTTTAAAGACTTTTGAGATTTGGCTAATGCCATTATCTATATCCTCCGCCAGCCTTCTTGTATTGAACAGCAAGTAATTGTGCTTTACGGGCTGACCATTCTCCAGGGTCTCCACCCTTAGAACCAGCCTTAATCTTCTTAAATAACTTAGCCCTCATCTCAGGCTTAGTATAATTACCAGCAGCATTAACTTTAGACTTAGTCTTTTTTTTTGCTACCACTTTACTTTATCCGCCCAATACGCTGCAGACATTTTACCTTTAGCAATATTCTTTCTGTGACGTGCCTTAAAAGATTTCTGTCTTGCCGTAGGTTGCCTGTCTCCAGTAACACCCTGTTGACCAAATCGAATTGTCTTTACTTGACTTCCTTCTTTGGCTACAACTACGTGTGATTTAGTAGGATGTTTAGGAGTACGCTTTGGTTTATTAAAACCAGACACTCCTGCTCTAGCGAGCCTTGGGTCCCTTTTGCTTTCCATATTCCCCATACTTTCCTAAGATTGACCTAATGGTTCCGTTCTTGTTTAACCGAACCACTAGACCATTCTTAATTTGAACTGGATTAAAACCGTCATGTCTCTTATATGTTCCAGAGGACATTACTTTTTCTTCTTCACTTGCTTTCCAGTCTTGTCATCGTAACGGCGACCTTGAATAAGAGCACCAATCATTTGACCAAACTGCGCATCTTCATTCTTGCGAGCAATATTTGCTTGTTCTCTATAATACTCTCGTCCTTTACCGCCTTGAGCCATCTCACTTGGTGGATATGTGCTACCCTTGTAAGAGTTCTCTGAAGTCTTCTGCCTAGCCTTATTAAACTGCTTGGCTTCCTTCATTAGGTTTTCTAAGTAATTAGGCATGTTACTTCTTCTTGCCCATTTTCTTCATAACCATCTTCTTTGCGGCAACTTTCTTTGCTGCTTTCTTAGCCATAGCCTTACCCTTTGGAGTATAAGGGAATTCCATTTTTCCTACTTTTGGCATTAGATTTGTCCTATCTCTTTCATTACGGCTGCGGATTTTTGTGTGATGTCTTTTGTTTTAGGCATAGTGTCCGCATTGTACGCTTTGCCTAAAATCTCTGATGCTTTATGCGCTTCTTCTATATGGCGCATAGTTGTTCCTGCTGGCTGTATTCCTTGTGCTCTTGCATCTCGATAAGCCTGTAATTCAGAATTCCATTTTTTATCTGGAATATCTCTTTTAGCATCTCCTGCATTAACTTGGAGATTCATTACCTTACATCCGAAACATCCTTCTACTTCTACAGGATGGTCTTCCCAGTGATATGCCATTCTTGTCCCTTATACTGCTGTAAAATTTGCCTCTGTTATTCCTAAGCCAGATGATATTAGCGCAGCCTTTGTAGTATCATCTACTATATGTTCATGTCCACCTAGATAGAATTCGTCATAGTCTTCTATGCTTTCATCAAGTGGATATCTTACCTTTGAGTAGGTAGCACCACTCTTGGCAATACTAACACCCTTATTAAGTTTATAGAAATAAAATAGTCTGTGCTTACCAATAGGTGCTTCTTCTACAACTGGTGTTGTGAATATATAGTTTGCCATTGTTCTCCTTAATGAACTTACTGTAAGGCTAGGATTTCTCCTAGCCCTACCGTCAATCAACTAAGCGATTGATGAACCTGATTCGATTCGGTATAGTGCCTCTTCGCGGTAGCGAGCAAAGCCTAGTACGCCGTACCAACCCATTGGGCGGTGACGCATTAACTTGTCAACTACTGGTCCGATTACTACATGTGGCTCTTCTGCCACTGCCTCTGCAAGTGCTTGCTGTCCGCAGATAATTGTGCGGTAGTTACGTGCAGATGATGCACCGTCAGTTGCATTGTAAAGACGTGGAGACTCTACGAAGTATGCACCTTCGTATGTTCCGATTTCTCCTGCCCAAATGCGGTCTTGTGCAGAACCGTATTGGTTAGGAAGCAACCATCCTGCTGAACCTGTCTCAGCACGTAGGTCGTGGGATACCTCTGGGTGGATACCAGCCCAGTATAGTGAACCCTTGCGACCATTAGCCTTGTTAGCACGTAACTTAGCAACAGCCTTGCGGATGTTTGCTGAAGAAATTGTTGCTGCGGCTGTGATAGTTGCAGTTGATGTTGCTGTTGAACCTGAGTAGATTACGTTGCTTCCGCCACGCAATGTTGTCATTGCTACAGCGTCGATAGAATCTGCTAGGTTGAACGCAATAATGTTTGCGATTGCAGGGTCAACATCTGCAAGAGAGAATAACTCTAATGCACGTGTTACCAACACTGAGTTACCGTACTCGTTAAGAGTAATGGTTACTGATGTTGGTGTTGACATTGCTACTGCATCTG